TTACCACCTCTGGGGGCGTTAGCGCCAGACCCAATTAAAATATAGTTGGCTGCGCTTGAACTATCAGCAATCCTTGTCTGTCCAGAAACATGGAGTTTGGCAGCAGGAGAACTCGTCCCAATACCCAGCCCTGTGCTGGTTAGGCGCATTTGTTCGGAGCCGTTTAAAAAGTATGCGTTAAACGGATTAGATGGTGCTACAGTGTTGGTTCCAAAATAACCAATATCCATGTAATTGCTTGCATCATAAGCAGCGCGGTATTGATAATTAACTCCTTGTACTGCGTGGACTCTGACGGCTGGCGATGTTATGCCAATGCCAAGATTTGCCCCATCAAACGTAAGCGCAGAACCAGAAGTCGCCTGTCCTGAACTATTGATGTAAACAACACCGTTGTTTGTAATGGGGGTGATGACATCGCTCTTTTGAGCTAAAACACGGACAGTACCGCCGGCGTCTTTATAAAACAACTTTCCATCGAACGCGTTAATCGCAAGTTCGACGCCAGATGCGCTGGTGGTTAAATTGGCAGCTAAAGGAGTGTTCCCGGTCGTTGTCGATCCGTAGAGCAAAACGGGCGTGTATCCAGTCTGGGCCATGATGTACCTCTCTATCTTCAAGTATTAGAAGTGATTTCCGGCTCTTTTTCAACCGAGAGAAGGCGATCCAATGCCTCCTTCACCACCTCAGGTTCCACAAATTTTGCGGGATCGTGCTTCACGAACTCCCACCACAAAAACTGGTTCTCAGACAGGCAATCCCTGCTCTTGAGAAGGTTCACATTCTCCGGGTGACCATAGATCAAAGGGTCAGATACCGACCATAAGACTATGCCCTTCTTCTTCTCCACCCAGGCTAAGTGCTGGAAGAAGCTGTCGCAAGATATCCAGGTCTTGCACTCATCAATCAGCCTCTGCAACTCACTCAGCGGCAGGTTTTTCCGGAAATCCGGGGTCAACTGCTCTTCCCCCTCAATTCCCACCTGGACAACATGATCGTCAATCATGGGGATCAGCTCCCGCCAAAACGGGTAGTTCTTGGGGTTCATCTGCCCATTGATCATTTTCTTCGAATACGGGGAGATGATGATCATGTGTACATCTTCCGGTAAGCCTTCTCCAGGCTGTCTTTCCAGTTCCAGAACGCCATCCTAGCGTAGATGTTGTACTGCGCCAGATCCCCCAAGAGGTGCTTCGCCTCGGCAATTGACCGCCCCGGGACGATTTCGGGGTAACAGGTGAACACTTCCGGGTTTTTCACGTCCTTCAGCACCTGGCTGAACACCACATGGTCCCCCATGCCGGAGTCCAGAACCACAATTGTCTTGCCCCGCATCGCCAAGATGTTGCGGAAGATGCGCTCGTCATGGTGGAACATCTCTTCCCGCTTCTCACTGCGAATCCCGCCCTGGGGATTCTTCAGATGCCAGGAAACCGCCCCAGGAACCGCCAAAATCTTGTATCCGCGGGTGTGAAGACCGTAGGTGAACAATGTCTCCTCCCGATGCGCCACGCGGGATAAGCCCAGATAATAATCATGAATCCCCGCCCGGTACAGGAATGAGCAGTGCAAATGCTCAACTTCCTGCTTTTCCATGATCAATCCCCACTGGATATTGGGCTCAGAATCAATGTTTTCGATCTTTCCAGACGCCTGCACTGGTCCCATGTAGGGTGGGGTCAGGATCGATCCTCCAACGGCTCCTACGCCGTCTTTGGCGTGCGAGAGAAGGGTTTCTAGGACGTTGGACTCCGGGATACAGTCGTCATCCACCCGCCAAACCCATTCATACCCCATGCAATTGGCTAACTGGTGGATGTGATGCTGACCCTTCTTGGGGGCAAAAATCACCTCCCAGGCCAACCCTTTCATGTCAAACATCCTGAACAGATTGATGTACAGGAAGTTGTTCCGCATGTCTTGCGGCTCATCGTTGTCGTCAAAGATGATGACCTTGTCGGGAAGTCGAGTCTGCCCCGCAATGGCCTGCAACACCATCGGAAGGGTGGTGTCATACCGACCGCGGGTGGCGACTGAACAAAGAACCTTATTCATTCACCCACCTACAGAACATGATGTTGCATCGATTGTTTGGCCCAATCGGCTCGGGAACGTCCGTCACTATCCCGTGCTCGTTGCTGTAAACAAACTGAAAACCAGGGAAATGGCTCTCGTTCAGACCGTGCAGCTTATGGTGATGCCCCCAAAATCCCGGGGGCTCGTTGTAAGGAACCGTAAGCAACAGAACCTTACAGTGCTGCTTCAGCTTCTCAACAATCTCTAGCCCGTTGTCGATGTGCTCGACGATCTCAAAAGCGATGATGGTGTCGTACTTGCCTAGCGGATAGGTGTTGATATCCGCCTGCTCAAAATTTGCCCAAAAGTGCCATTCCTGCTCTTTGGCGACATCCACAATGATGGGGTCATAGTCCAGCCCCAAATAGTTGATGTCCTGGGGCAAAAATTGCACTCCGTAGCCCGTTGAACAGCCAATCTCCAGAACATTTGGTCCATAAATGTTCTTCGCCGCCCACTGATATCTGGCTGACTCCCGGAAGAAAACCGGGTCACCCTTCAGGAAAACGGCCCGTTCGTAGTCATTCGACAGCTTGAACCGGTACCACTCAGGGTTGTACTTTTTGGCCACCTTGAGGGTGTTTTTCAGGAAAATCTTGTCCCAATCCGGGACTAGAGTGGCGTCGTGAACCGTGCCCTCACCCTTGTGATAGATCGGAAAACCACCGGTAAATTGCCGGCCATCCCAGTGTTTCTCAAACACTTCACTGATCTTGAAGCCGGCATTCTCAGCCTGCATGCAGAAGTCCACGTCCTCCATGCCGCCAACGCCGTATTCCTCGCTCAGAAGGCCGATCTTGTCAAAGACTGCCTTACGTACTGCCACACAGAAAAAGACCGCGAAATCCCTGTTTGCGGCGTCTGAGCGGCTTTTGATGATGCAAGATATCCCGCACTCAGGATCAGAGAACGGACCATCCAGGATCTCGAGCCATCGGTTCTTGGGCTGATCCAAGAGCACCGTGTCGTTGTTCAGCAGAATGATCTTGTCGGTCTTGCTAGAACGGATGCCCATGTTGCAGGCACCTGCGTACCCTAAGGGCTCATCGTTGTAGAGGACTACGCAGTTCTGAGGGCATCCAGCCTGAGCAAAAACACTGTAGACATAGCCCAGATATGCCATGGTGTTATCCCGGCAACCATTGGCAACGATGATCAATTCAATGTCATTGAGATCCGTATGTTGGAAGATGGATTCAATGCACGGCTTGAGCAGATCATCACAATGGTTGTACGTCGGGATAACAACCGAAAACTTCATCAGAACGCCCCTCCTGCAATGCCGCCTGTCATTGCGTGTGTGGAGGCATTGTAGGTAAGGCTGGTGTCCACCAAGGGGTTTTGTGCGCCAGATGTCCCAGGCACAAAGACTAAGTACTCAGTGGTTCCAGAGCCCGTGGCCACAGTGAAGACGCCCGAATACCCGGAAATTCCAGAGTATCCAGACGTTCCTGAATACCCCGAAGTGCCCGAATATCCCGAGATTCCCGAAAATCCAGAGTACCCACTGATGCCTGAATATCCAGAGATTCCAGAAAATCCGCTGTAACCTGAAATCCCAGAGTAGCCTGAAATCCCACTGTATCCGCTAATCCCAGAGTACCCAGAAATCCCTGAAAAGCCAGAATATCCGCTGATCCCGCTGAAGCCACTGTAGCCAGAAATCCCGGAAAAGCCCGAGTATCCACTGATGCCAGAGTACCCTGAGATGCCCGAGAAGCCTGAGTAGCCTGACACGCCAGACCCAGAGTACCCGGAAATTCCAGAAAACCCTGAGTAGCCACTGATGCCTGAGAAGCCCGAGTATCCAGAGATTCCCGAAAATCCTGAATACCCGCTGATGCCACTGAACCCTGAGTAGCCTGAGATGCCAGAAAACCCTGAGTATCCAGATATGCCGGAATACCCACTGATTCCACTGTATCCACTGATCCCAGAGAACCCGGAATATCCTGAAATGCCTGAGTAACCACTGATCCCAGAAAATCCTGAATACCCTGAAATTCCACTGAAGCCGCTGTATCCGGACACGCCAGATCCGCTGTATCCGGAGATGCCTGAATAACCAGAAATTCCCGAATACCCAGAGATGCCCGAATAGCCACTGATGCCGCTGTAGCCGCTAATTCCAGAGAAGCCTGAGTACCCCGAAATTCCTGAGAATCCACTGTATCCCGAGATACCAGAGAAACCAGAATACCCCGATACGCCGGATCCCGAGTATCCGCTGATGCCTGAAAAACCAGAGTATCCGCTGCGTCCTGAGTAGCCCGAAATGCCCGAATATCCTGACAATCCCGAGTAACCAGAGATGCCTGAGTATCCCGAAGTTCCAAGCTGGCCTGAATATCCGCTGTAGCCCGAATATCCACTCGTTCCTGAGAAGCCGCTAACACCGTTCACAACGGCGACAATCAACTCAGTATTGTTAGAAAAGTTGGTTGTGCCAGCGCCAGAAGAGGAAACAAGTTGCACCGGGAATTCCCAGTAGCTTGTGCCAATTTGAGCGGGTGTTCCGTTGATCTTCCAGGTCTGGCTATCAGCAGAATTCGACTTGTCTTGAAGAACAATCTCTTCCGACGCCTGCAGCAGAGCCAAAAAAACACTGATGTCCACACCAATGTTCTCAATGCTACTGATGTTGAGTTGCGTGGCGGAGGTCTGGGTGGAGTTGTTCCACAGAATTTTTCCAGTCCCAGGATCTCCACTCGTGGACAGCGTGTTGGCGTAATACGAGTAATACGTGCTCGAGATGCCGCTTGCACCAGAGTATCCCGAGTATCCGGAATATCCCGAGACGCCAAAAACACTCGCCCAACCACCAGGCGTGTAACCCTCAATCTCGGCGGTCTGGGTGTTGTATCGGATGGCCCCATCCGTTGGCGTACCACGCTGGGCCGTGTTGCCGCTCGGAACCACCATGTACCCAGTACCAGGAATAACCGGGTTCGAAGCCAAGGAAACCGTGATATCGGTAGCCCCATCTCCGTTGGCAATACTAATCTGATTAGTAGTACCTAAGATGTCAATTTTGCCGACGGAGCCAGATTGGATGGCCAGAACACCTGTTCCGGTCAAGCTGATGAACTGCGTCAGGAAGGCGCCAAGGCTGATTGTGGGGTTTCCAGAGACGCCGTCGGGGTTAGTGATACTCAGGCCTGCCCCGACCGCCAAAGAACGCCCTGTGACCGTATTAGGCCCCGTCTTGACCACCAATCCCGTGCCGCTAGAGTCCAAAGACAGTGCAGCACCGGTCAAATTGACCTGCAGGGTGGTTCCGGCACCCCCATCAGCAAGAGAAAGCCCCGAACCGACTGTCAAATAGCGTGCATCAGGCAAACCGGCCGTAGAACCGACCGTCAAAAATGGGTAATTGAGCGCCCCAGCACCCGAAATTGCACCCGTAGTGGTCCGAACTGTTACCCCGTTTTGAACGATGGGAACAGATTCCGCCCCTGTCAAAGGTAGCGCATTGGGTAAGTCGGTTATCTGTACCTGTGCCATATCACGGTTGTGTTTTGATGACCTGGGCATTCCCGTCCTGAGCCGGCGTCTCTCCGCTTTGCTCAGTACTCAAAATACCACCATAAGGCGAAACCAAAATGTCGTTCGGATCTGTCGCCACACTGACATCCGGGCGCGGGAATTGGAGCGTAATGCGCTCAGTTTTACGTGCAGGCAATCGATACGGATCCTTCTCATCCGCACAGTGGCGTTGGCACACTTTGAGCCCAGGAAAATTTGGATCGGGCATCGCCTCAATAATTGGTCTCTTCATGCGACAACGGTCGCATATGAAGATTGCAATTACTGCATTGCCTTCAGTATTGAGGAATCGAGGCATTAGACCCACCTCACTTCAGTGATGTGGGCATATTTTGCGCTAGGCTTGCCATTTCCATAAGCCCAATACTTTAAAGTAGCCTCAGGAATTCCTATTGCTTCCGAAGCCACTCGAGAACTTTCATATTGCACTCCATTAACAATGAATGGACGAATTTGTCCTCTGGCAATACGAGTCAATCGACGGGATTCCATACGTTTTGCAAGATGCTCTGGCGTATTTTTTTTGCCTTTTCCTGCCGCGGACATTTTTGCTTTTGCCTCATCAGATGCAGTCTTTCCTTTATTGGCAGGTATTCTTCCAAACATCCAAGGAGTTTCACGTTTCTTCCCTTTTAGTGGGCTTACATAATCAGAACCACGATATTTGCTAACGGGTGGTTTGTGACCACCAATTGCAATGTTCCAACCAATATCTTCTGATGATCTGATCTTGGATTCGAGATCGTAACAATAGTCTTCTGGAGCAATAACCAAAATTTCTTTTATAAGATTGTCCCAGCCATGTTTTGCTATGGCATTCGCAAACTTGGGATTGTCGTGGCGATTGTTTTTGTGTGACCAAAAATGACCATACTTCCAACGTTTATTGGCATCCCGCGCAACACCTATGTATCCCTCTGTCTTGAAGTCAGAGTGATACTGCGCTCTGATCCAATAAACAGAACATGTAATCATTTTGTATACACCGATATGTTCGGAGCCCAGTAGATCGGCGATTTGTCGCGCTCCTCGTTCTCTGCCATCTGGAAATACTTCTCAGCTTGGCCCTCAAGATACGTGATTCGAGCAACATCAACACCAGGCATGATCATGCTCATCTGGTGCGCCAGCAAGAACTGGATGGCTTGATTCCACCGTTGAGGGATCTCGAGTTGACCATTCAAGTCGCCCACGTCCATGATCTGCCGCGAGTACCAAATCGTCATCTGGTAAAACGGATCGCTCGGGGTCGGCCACAACGTAATCGTCGCCTGGGGGATCGTGCGGTTGAACCAGTACTGATACGGCTGGTTAGCCGTGAAGTTCTTGTTGGGCAGATTCGTGTAGTCGTCGCGGTTCAACCGTGCCATCGTGACTTCAGTCGAGTTATTACCCACGTAGAACTCGGCCACGTTCAGCGTACCGCCGCCCGTCTCCCGCATACGGTAGTACTGAGCCGTTACACCAGGATCAATGTCGTACCAAAGCCATGTTCCCGATACCCAATCTTCAATTCCGGTATCAACCAACAAATTCCAGTTTGTTCCGTCGCTTGACCACTCCAAAAGGATGTGGAACTCACCCGAAGTCGCCGGCAAAATGCCAATTGATCCCGCGTAGACAGGGTTGTTCAGACCATAGTCCACGGCGATGTAGCCGTTGGGCGCAGTTTGCGCATCAGAAGTCAGGATGTTGTTGTCAAACGCCAGACCGGTAATGCCAGATGAGGATGAATACCCGCCACTACCGTTGGGTGTTGGGCGGTTCATGCGGCGATACAGAGCATTCAGCACGTCAACGCCGCCCAGAGGCAGCAAATACTCGTACTGGTCAATATTCAGGCCGTAAACCTTCTTGTTGATGGCCCAGTAATTGATACCCTGGTTGATTAGGTTGCTCAGAGTGAAGAACAAGGCCTGCTTGGAAGCCTGGACTTGTTCAACAGTCAGCTCTTCGGCCAGTTTTCCCGACAAACGGGCACCCTGGTCAATAAAGTTCTGAACTGAGACGACTGTTTGTCCTACGGTTCCGCTATAAGCCATGTTTTACCTCACCATCCGGGGCAATTCCAGCGTTTCATGGAAGCACGAGACCGGCTTCCCTCTTCGCTCTTCTCTGCTATAGCGCCCATTCTCGCGCAAAATGAGTCTCTGCGGGAGCCCCCTTGAGGTTGCGGAGCCTTCAGATGAGATCCAGTCTCACGGTTGTACTTTTCACGACCCTTGGCCGTCAATCCAGCACCGCGTTCAACCGGCATTTTCTCACCGCGGCCAACCGCTAGCGAAGGTCCGCCATCTTTGTGCTTGGCAGTCTTGGCCGATTCCCTGAATGCTTTTGCAGTAGGTGCCCCGGGAGATCCAGGCTTGCGCATCTTCTCGCCAGAACCCTCTGCAATACGCTCACGCTTGGCGTGAATGTTGGCATAGAGACCGCCACCGTCGGCCTTTTTGGCACGACGCTGAACATCGTAAGCAATCGCCACGGCCTGCTTTTGAGGCTTTCCCGCGGCAATTTCAGCCTTCACATTGGATTGGAAGGCCTTGGATGATTTGGATTTGATCAGAGGCATGATCAATCCGGGTTCTTGATCAATATGCCGCCCGCATACATGCTGCAAGTCAGAGGGCCACCAGCACTTGACTTCACACAAAACTGAATATCAGTTTTTTCGGGATGAGCAATCGGCGCGATAAACGGAGTCTCTTGCTTTTGCACAAACACAGTTTGATGCGTCACAGTAATCAATCCGTTGTTTGCTCCAACATTAAACTTGTTGTACTCCTGACCAATCATGTAAGCACTTGAAGTGAACCCAATTGCAGCGTCATACTGGATATAAGACAGATAAAAAGTATAGCCAGCAGGTACAGTGTAAATCGACATCTGAGTCTGCCCAACGCCAGCATTGATCTTGGCGTAAACAGTCGAACTGATGGATGCTGTAATGTTGCCAGTATTCGTACTGTTCAACATTGACATTTGATTGATTCGCAAAAATGAATTGGTTGTGGTCACATTAGTTGTGCCATTTAACGCAATTGTTTCTGTCAACGGCACAAAATCTGCGCCTAAACCTTCAATCACAACAGAACGAGTTGTGTTGTCAGAGGTTGAGTCACTTACCAAAACCAATGGCGCTGCTGATGATGGGTAGACATACAAACCACCAGATTGGGTTTGACCTTCCCACATTGGGCCTGTCGCAGTGTTAGCTATGTTTGGTGAATAACCAAAAATTTCTATTCCGGTGTGGCCATCAACTTGCCCACGAGCAATTTGAAGTTCAAATGGCTCAAAACGTCCCTGACGGGTAACTGAAGAATAGGTTCCCATGTCAATTCCTTAAAGAAAGCAGGGGCCGAAGCCCCCGCCTTGGTTTAGCACTTGGCAGACCCGCCCTGCTTACGGGGTGCCACCGTGACCGATTCCTTGGTCTCAGTGACTGCTCCCGGCATCTTTTCAGCGCCGGTCATTCCACCAAATAAGCTTTTAGCACCCTGGTACAACTTGCGAGGGATGCTACGGATGGCTTTCGCCATGTCCATCTCATCCTTCGTGGGTCCAATGCTCTTGTCATAGGCACCCTTGCTCAGGTCTTCAGCACGGCTACCTTCGGCATATTTGCCGACCTTACCGCCGCGCTTGAACGTACCAGATTGCAAGCTATTTGCTACGGGACGGCTGACGAAGTGACGAGGCATTTTTACTGCCTTACCATCATCAACGACTTGACCCCCCGTAGCATAGGCTTTTTTTGCGGCACCGCCCTTCTTGTAGCCACCAGCATTCGCCTCTTTGACTTCACCAGTCTTGGTGTTCGTCACACCAGGCTTTGCGCTGTTTGCAGGACGGTTTTCCCAATTGCCACCTTCAACAGTGGTACGGGTCATCTTGGAATCAATCTGGCCACCAGATGCTTTACGCATCACGCCGCCCTTTTTGAAACCACCACCATTACCCATGCGCACACCGCCAGTGCCATGGGCATGGTCAGGCTTTGCAGTCACCATCTTGGTGTTCTCAAAGGGGCCTTCGTTGCCTTCGATGGTTCCACCCATCTTGTAGCCACCAGGCTTGCCTTCTTTGACCTCACCAGTACCATGGGCCTTGTCCTTGTGGGCAGTGTCCATCTTGGTCTTAACGAACGGCTTCACGCTGTTCTTAAGCGTGGTTTTGGTCTCAGCGGCGTCGATCTCACCACCAGATGCTTTGCCGTGGGCCTTGGAGGCCGACAGAGCTTCGTGATGCTTGAGTTCTTTTTCCAGCTTGGCGCACTCGGCCATGGCGGATCCACCCTTCTTCATGCCGGTCAGAGCACGACGAATTTGAGAGGCGCGTGAGGCACGAGCAGCGGGGCTCATAGCGGCCAACGTGGCACGACCCATGGGTTTCATGGCAGTACCAGCGCCCATCGGGGCAGAACCCATAGCGGCACCAGCACCAGGCATCATCCCGCCAATTTGCTTGTGAGCGACTTTGCCGCCCTTGGCATATTGGTTGGGGTTCATTGCCTTACGGCGCTCGGCCATCGAGGGCTTCTTAGGGGCCGCGCCGTCTTCCACACCATCAAACATCTTGGTGGTGTTGTGTGCCATGGACTTGAAGCCCTCAGCCTGACCAGCAGCCTTGACCTTGCCACCTTTTTTGAGCTTCAGAATCACTGAAGGCTCATCGGTAAACATTTTCACCATCGGCTTAAATTGACCCATGATGACCTCCTATTAGGAAACGAGGTTCTGATTCACACCCAGGGCACCAGCGCGGGTAGCGTTGGGACCAGCTTGGATAGCGGTCAGGAGGATGCCCACTACGAGGCGTTTTGCGCCGTCTGCAGCAGAACTGGGAGCCACGGTACCGCGCACATCACCAGTCGTGGTGGTCGCAGTCGTTGCAACACCATTAACCACGGTAGCTGCATCTTCGGCCAACGTGTCGTCCCAACCAACTCGAGCAATGTAGCCCTTGTTGGCGAACCGCACCGGCGAACCGAAGATGTCGGTGGTACCGATAGAAACCGTTGCACCAACCGAACCAGAAACGCTTGCAGAGATGATCTGGTAGAAAGCTTTCTTGCCGTTCACAGTGGTGGATTGAGTCGTGCCAGTGGCGATAACTTCGCTCATGGCTTGACCGTAGTAGTCGTAACCAGTGATGGTCACGTTGCGGTTGGTGATCGTGCCTGCGCCAATCGTGATTGACAGAGCGCGGGGAACATCAACCTGGAGTGCAGTGACGCCATCTGAACGCAACACCGAAGTAACTCCGGTACCGGCAGTCAGCGTGATTGCTGCGGTGTAGGCCGAGGCAGCAGCAATATTTGCAGCGCCTTTGGTGAGGGGAACGCTGTCCCACACATAAATTCGACCAACGGGACCAACGCCCAGATCCATCGGGCTAGGATCATTCAGGGGGTTGTTGGGATTAACGCCCATGTACGTCTGGGCAGAACCCAGGAACAGGTCATCGGAAAACTGAGGCATTTTTTTCTCCTTTACGGCTTGAACCGGATTAGAAGGTTAAAAAAAGGGCGGGGGTTTAGTCCCGCCCCATTTGGCTTAGACGCCGGGAGTACCGTAGGCACAACGCGGGTCGGTGTAGCCGAGGTCATAACGCTCGGTAGCCTTGTAGCGCATCGTGTCGGTCTCGAAGTCGCCTTCCATCGTCTTCTCCAGACGACGACGCATCAGGAGCTTGAAGCCCTCAGGTGCATCGGTCTGAACCCACCATGCGGTGGACGAGGTCAGACGCGACAGAACAGCGGCACCCTCATCCAGCAAGCCGATGGACTTGACGGGGTTGATGTCGTTGTTGGCGTTGCCGGTACGGAGAACCGACTTCAACAGCACTTCGGCCTGGAAGATGTTGCCAGGAGCCACGATCAGTTGACGGGGCACCAGACGAATCTTCTTGCCGTTGTTGTCCACAGCCTGACGGACTTGGATCAGCATCTGCTCCAGAGAGGTCTGGGACAGCACAGCGGCGGTAGCCAACTGGTTGCTAAAAGTGCCGTTAACGATGGGGTGTGCCGTGTTGATCAGCGACACGCCGTCACCGCCAGGGTAGGACGCGTTGAAGGCAGTATTCAGCACGTTAGCGGCCAGAAGTTCTTTGGTTTCCACCAGAGACTGGGCCAGATGGCGTGCATACACTTGACCGATACGGATGTGGTCGCCGTCTTCCACGAGCACTTTGGTCAGCGCGAACGCCAGACCATATACCTTGTACAGGTAACGCTTGAGGAAGAGCACGCCGCCCTGCTGATAGGTCACCGGAGTGCCATCAGGCAGTTGGGGAGCAGCGCCGAAACCGTACAGCACGGGCTCTTCATGATAGTTACGGGGAATGCCGTCTTCTTCGCGGAACACGCGGCTCCACTCGTCGGCACGTTGGTCATAGACTCCATCGAAACACTCGTTGAGGATAGGCTCAACGATGGAACGAAAGTCTGTACTGCGCATTGGTGCGGCCATTTTTCATTACCTCCTATTAGGCGATAGCAGTCACGCTACCAAAGAACTGAGATTGCGAGTTGACCACACGCACGATGGTGTAAGCGTCGCCCCAGTCATTGCCCGGATAGGGAGCAATGTCCACAACACGCATTTGACCTTGAGAGCCATTGCCAACAGCCGTTGCAGAGCCCAGAGTGCACTGCGACAGACCCGTGGTCGTGGAACCAACAGTCACGTTGGTGAAGGTGAACTCGTTGCCAATGCTGGTCTGAGCCATCGAGCCATCAGCCTGGATTTCATAAACGATGTTTTGGTCGTTGTAGAAATAGGCGACGCACGAACCCGTCGTATAGGCGGTGTTGGCAGGCCAGTAGTTGGACACGCGAGCGCGACCAGTGGTGTCAGTCCACTGAACGCCAGCAAAAGCACCAGACCACGCACCAGAGGTGGTAGCGGGGGTGATGGTGCCGAGGGTACCGCCAATGGCGGTCGTTTGGTATCGGACCGGCTGACCTTTGAAAATGTCAGTGTTGAAGGCCGAAGGGATACCGTTAGCAAGCGCTTGAGCGCGATCCAGACCAGAAGGATGGAACGCGGGGCGCAAGCCAAACGGAGCAGAGGAAGCACTCATATTAACTCCTTGTTTACCCCGCAAAAATGGGGGTTCGGTTTGGTTGCTGTTCAATAGAGCCGATTCCTTCGCCTTCGACACTCATCAATGAACGACCATTGCTGTCACGCTGACCTTGGAGATTCTCCACTTGGACACGGATCTTCTCAGCTTCCTCACGAGGTTTCTCGTGGTGCTGATAGAGCATGACCTCTTGGTAAATATCCATGGGCAATTTGAACAACAACATCTCGTTGCAAGAGATATATCCAACATGCTCACCTGACTTCACGCGATAGTCTTCATAGCCGGGCAACTCATCCGATTTAACGGGAACGTAGCCGAGGCGCATCCGCTTATCAATGCTGTCGTAGCTGTTGGTTGTCGAGAGCCAGCAAAGGTGCCACCCTTCCATTTCGGGCAGTTTCGGCAATGCTGATTGCGTCCATTCTTCGCTCCACATCCGACGACGTTCCTGCGATGAAATGAACTTTTCTTCCGCGGCAACGCGGCCCGTTTCCCCGTTTTCACGGTCTTGACGGCCTGCGGCCCCGATAGATTTTTTAATGCGAGAGTCCATGATGTTTTCTCCAAGTATTAGTTGCGGATGCCATTTGCGCGGTCAAACGCAATGAATTGTTTGATCATGCGTGCTTTACGCTCAGGGTTATCCCAAGCGCCAGCCTCTTTCATCGCTTTCACCCGATCAGGCGAAAGGACGAACTGGGAGCGGTTTGTTCCCCCATAGGCTGCTGAAGCTTCACGTCCAGAACTTCCCACAACATTCCTTGGTCTTCTGACTTCACGGTCGTCGTCGTCATTAGAACCATTGTAGCGGTGAGGTAATTCTTTTTGCAAACGGCTGTCAAGCTCGTCCCAATAATCCGGATCCGAGGGATCCCAACCCTGGGTAGACATCAACTCATCAACCTTCTTGGCAATTCGACTGTCCGGGTCTGCAGACACCGGGTTGTACCAAGAATTCTTCTTCATCCAGTTGGCCGCAAGGCGCTGAACCTTGGGATCTGGAACTTCAACCTGGGGCGCTTGGGCGGATTGGCGCAATTCAGCGTCAGCCCGGACCTTCAGGTTCTGCAGGTTTCGGGCTTCTTCCTGGGCGTTTTGCCATAGGGTCTGGGCCTCCACCATCGCCTGCCCATCTTGGTTCTGAGTGGCTTCCGCCAGCTTCATCTTGGCGTATTCCAGCTTGACCTGGGTGTCCTCGAGGGCCTTATCAATCCGAACGATGTGTTCGGCCTTGGTATTGCGCTCCAGTTGGCTCAATCGGCGCTTGAATTCCTCGTTTTCACGCTGGAGAAGCTGCAATCGGGCGTCTTTTTCCTGATTTGTCTTGCGAATCAGGTCTTTTTTAGCTCGGCGGCGGTTCCTTTTGGCCGCACGAAGCTCTTCATCATCATCAGGATGGTCAGAATCGTCGTCATTTGCGTCAGAACTGGCCTTTTCAGCCTGTTTTGCGGCACCGGGCTCGTCATCACCCAACAATTCATCCGACAAATCGACCGTTGCCGACCCATCCTGAGACTCAATAATCTCAATATCGTCTGGTTTCTCTTTGATTTCACTCATTTTCTACCCCTTAAACGTAAGCTTTGAACTTCAGCGGGTTACCAGTCACTGCACTGATCAACTCGTGGTCGTTCAAAGTCATGAAAAGAACAGGATCCTCGAGGTCATCATCGCCAGGAACCTTAATTTCCCAACGATCACCACCCCATTTCGGGACGCGAACATAGTCACCGACGTTCGCCCAGGTGCCTTCCGGCCAGGGTTGCATGGTGTCCTTGTTCTTGAACGCGAGAGGCCCAACAGCCACGACCTTGCCGATCATGTTGTTCCATTTCTCGTTCTCTTTCGTCTCCTCTACGAGGATGATGGCTCCTGCCGTCTTCTTTTTTATCCGCCGCAGTTGGATGATTACTCGTCCACCAAACGGTTTCATACCCGGGTTGACACTGGGGAATGCCCATTCCAACTCTTGCGGGTCAGGGGTATCGTCTGATGCCTCAAAGGCGACGATTTGCTTCACTTCACTCACTCTCTTCTCCTTCACGCCATATCTCAGGCGCATCGTTAAGTGCTTTTCAGCACGGTCTCACCCCGGAGTGGGGCACTAATCTCTGTTTTTTTCTTCGTCCAACATGGCATCCACGATGTCAAGAGCAGCCTGTAGCCCCTGGAATTCGCCCACCATGCGTTGGTACGCCTCCCACGTCATCGGGGTTCCCTGTGCAAGGGATACCTGCAACTCCGCTTGGCGCACCTTGATCCTATGGATCAACTGTTCAATCATTTCTTCTTGGCGTGAGAAAGTCCGCCTTTAGTATTACTAATCGGATTAGTACCGCCCTTGGGCTGATAGCTCGTTCCGTCCAGTTTTTCTCCCATAGCAATACGCTTGTGCTGGGGCACATTCACGCTTTTTTGCTCTTTATCACTGGTTCCCATTTCAAACTCCTTGTGGTGGGATTAAAGGCGCGGCAGGTGCCGCCGGTGGTACAGCCCCACCAAGATCAGGGGGCTGAGGTTGAGCCTGAGCCACATTCTGTATGGTCTCATGCGTCAGCTTCGCATTCTCGATGGCAATCTTAGTCTGATTGTCCGCGAGATGTTCTTGCATGTCCTTCTGCAATTTAGCCTGGGCCAACTGAATGTCTGCCTGGTCTCTCTGCGTCTTGCGCTGGGTCTCCGCCATGCTGGTCTCTTTAACCACCTGGGCATCAGGCGGCAGGACCGGAGGCGCGTTCTTGCGCTGTTGGGCCATTTGGATGAGTGCTGCAAACGCCTGCTGGAACTGACTAAACACTTGCTGAGTGTCAATCATCACATGCGCACCAACCGTCGTGTACAGTTTGTCCAGAGTCGGTGTCATGGCCGGATCGTCGTAGTTCTCCACCGGTTTGCCAACGCTGTTCTCCACATACCCGTTCGAGCGGTTCAGATACCACAACGTCATGTGTTGCTTGACGTGCTCGATCAGGTTGTTCAGGTAGTTCGGATCAGCAAACGGCGACTGGCCCAGGAACGGGTTCATGCCAAACTGCAGGTGATCCTGGATGTGGGCAATGTGGTCCTGCTGCAGATACGCATAGGCCGGCTGGCCAAGCAACATCGCAGCGTTCTCGTCCGCGGACGTTCTCTGCTCCGGCGACGGGGTGTCCTTCAACAACTCATTGATGTTGGGGATCTTCATCTGCTTCAGAGTACGGGCCAACACTTGGTTGATGTTGAACTGCGTCGGGTGTTTTTCCGCCAGGGCTAGCACAGCCTGCGTCTGAGCCATGCGCTGGGTCTCAGAGAAGATGTGCGGATCAGACACCGGCACCACGTCCGTGTTCTTGGCAAAGTCATCACGGCTGATATCCAGGTCCGTAATGACATCACCCTTCTGCATGTCGTCAAAGTGCCAGCGGTTCAGGCGGCACAGGATCTTCAGTACTCGAGCCTGGGAGTCATGCAACCGAGCATGGATGGCCGAGAAGACCGACGCACCCTGCTCAATCAGCGCTTGAGTCGTACCCACCGGGGCATTTGCGTTCACGTCAGCGATCTTTTCCTCGCTGGTGGTCACTACCCCCTTAGCCGCGGTATCCAACCAACCCAGGAGCCTGAATAGGGTCTCGCTTGGGGGATTGAACGGCATGGGCATGGCGATCTGGCGGATGTCCTGGACTCCAGGAGCGCCCTCGATCTCCACGATTTGGGTAACCTCGACCTGCTGGCTTTGACCAGAGATCTTGGCACCCTTCAACTTCAGCATAGTGGCTGCGTTGTTAATGTGAGCAGAGTCAAGCAGAGCACGCAGGCTACCAGTGAGAGCGGCAGAAAGACCACCAATGAGATGAGGGAGACCAATGGCATACGCACCTCTCCACGGAATAAACTTGAATTCCACGATCCAATCCAGCTTGGTCATGGTCTTGTCTTGCTCTTCCCAATTGCGGTACAGGCCCACAACCTCTTGATCCAACTCGTCGATCATCAGGATGTACGGGGCACTCTTACCCTTGGTCTTCTTGTCCTCGTCTAGTTCCAGCCAGGTATAGATGTGATACACCTTGCGCAGGCCGTCCTTGTTCTCTTCGAACTGCTTGCCTTCAACCTTGTTG